CGATCTCTCGAATTTTCCTGTAATAAATCTGTAAGTCCATGGCTCCCCTTTGTAGGGGCCGGTGCGCCCGGCCCCGCCCCTAGCTAGCTGTTCACCTGCACACCGAAATTGTTCTGGAGCACCGCGCACCCGTACAGCACGTCCACCGTAAACTGCTGCGCCAGGGTATTCGGCTGGTAGCTCATCACTACCCGCATGCCAAAGTTCCCCATCTCGGCGTAGTGCGCCACCGCGCCCGTACCGTACAATGGCTGCGGCAGCCTCCGGATCACCAAGCCGATGGCGTTCTTCGTGAAAGCGATATTGTGAGTAGTGATTGGCGCGCTGCCTGTGTACGAGATATACTGCGACCGCAGCACGAAGAAGTCCTTGATCTTGCCCACCGTGCCATCGATCAACGCCCGTAATCCGGCATCCCCAGCCGTCTGGAACTCACTGAACCGCTCGATCTGCCGCAGCGCCGAATAGGTCGCCACGTCTACCAGCAGGAACTTCGGCTCCGACGGCGGAACTTTCGCTGTGAACAACGCGCTCTCCGCCGCGTCCACCACTTCCTCGGTCATCGCGGTGCCGGGCGTGCCCAACGGTGTGTTCGCCGTAAGACTCGCGTACAGGCTCAACAAAGAGGTCTCTATGCTCTCCGCGATTGCCACCACGGCCGGCTGCATATACAACTGCAGTAAGTCCGGGACCGCCAGCACCTTGGTCACATCCGGGATCTGGAAAGTCGCTTCGGCGTGTGTATTCAGTACGATCTGCGCATTCCCCAAATTCGGGTTCTGCGGCTGTACTGTCCCGCCCTCGGCTATGTTGTTGGCTACCAGGACAGGGGCAATCGGAATGTTTACAGTATCCCCTGCCTGCGCCAATACAGGCTCATAATCACGATTCACCAGGTTACCCATGACAAGGTTCCCCACCAGGGCCGGCAGAGCGTCCGCCGCCACCAGCTTGACAATCGCGCTAGCCACATTTGCTGAAGTAATAATCGCCACTCATTCTCCTTTTGAATCCTGCTCTATACGGTGACGCATGCTGATCCGTGACCGTAGGGAGCGGTTTTGTCGCTAACTCTGCCTATATGCCTCGTAAGCTCTGTGAGGCGACGCGCACGATCTCTTTGCGCACACGTTCCATGTCCTCGGCGCTCATGCCCGGCCGTATGGCCTCCATGTCCACGCCGTCTTGCCGCTCCGGTGGCGCTTTTCGCGCGCCCGTGATTCCGGATCCTCCCGAAATCCTCGCCGGCAGAAACTCGGGATTCTCATTGACGAAGCCGGCCAGATATTCCTTCGCCGGTATCTCGCCGCTATCGCCGTGCGCCAGCAGCCGGCCGTCTTCCGACCGGAAAATGCTCTCCTGCACCGCGCGATAGGCTAAGTCGATCTTGGCCACTCCCAGCCGCTGCAACTCCGCTCGAATAGCCGAGCCTCTCTCCGCCTGATCGGCCGCCTGCCGGCTGCGCTTGCTCTCTTCCACCACCTCGTTTAGCCGCCGCTCCAGCTGCTCGCGGCGCTTGCGCTCCTCCACAAGCTCAGCCTTGTATGCCGGTTCTGTCCTGGACGTTTGCTCTTCGAGAAACTCCTGGATTGCCTGTCTCACTACCGTTTGCACGTCTGCGCTTTCCATAAGCCTCCTAACTCATTGCGTCGATTTCCTGCGCTATCTGAGTCTTGATCTCCTGTCTTACATCGGAAAGAAACTTGAATGCCAGTTTCTTGAAAACCTGTTTCTTCAGCGTCTCCGAATCGATCCCCAGGGTCAGCAGCTTTCGCGCATCGTCCAACTCGTTGCTGAAGTCGCCGATGTCGAATTCGTCGAGTCCCGATACATGCACCGAGATTGCATCCTGCCGGGCGGCGGCGATGGCCCGAAAAACCTGCTTCATCGTCTCCTTTACCGCGTCGCCGTATGCCCGCAAGACTTCCTGTGTGATACTGAAATCCCGTTGCTTGCTGACCCCGGACTGTTGTGTTGACGCCGCGTCGGACCCGCCGGCGTGCCCCATAAGGTAACTTACCCTGTAAATCTCGTCTTTCAACTGCACCAGATTGTCCGCCGCGATCTGGTATACCTTGCCCTCAGGCTCGGTCCAGCCGAAGCGATCCTGCGGACCCAGTTGAATGAAGTAAGACTCGCCCACGATCTGGTTCCATTCGCGGTCCGAATAGATGATTGGAGAAGCGAACAAACCCATTGTCAGCGCCCACCCAAGTCCGTTCGACTTATTAAAGTGCTCCACCTGGAGTAAGGCGGCCTTATTCATCAGCCACAGCCCTTCCGTCACCTGCAGCGGAAACAGTGGTACCCGGTTCTGGCTCGCCAACCCGTGCAATCCCTCGTCAACCAACTTCACTTCCTTGTCTTTCAGTCTCTGATAAACCTTATAGTGCTGGCGATCGTAGTAGATCCAGCGTGTCTCGCGCACCCAGTCCTGGTCGGTGACATTCGTCTTTCGCAGCGACGACGTCCGGATCACTACCCATTCCAGCCCGCCGCGGTCGTCGTAGCTCCAGTTGATCAGTTCTTCCGGTGAGTAATCCACCAGAAAGGCGCGCGAGCGGCCCATCGCATCTTCTTCCGCCCGGTTCGTCACTGGGCCCGGCGCACGTGGAAAATCAATCACGATGTAGCTCCGGCCCTGCACCAGGGCCTGCACGAAACGCTGCCGGAAGAACTCCGCGATGCTGGTGCCCTTTAGATCGCAGTCCTCGGTCAGTTGGTTGTAAAAGTCCTTGGCGGCGTCGTTGTTGCCTTCAAACAGCAGCACAGCCTCGCGCCGCATCAGCGTCGCCGCGTACCAGTCGATGATCGATCCGATGTAGTTTTCGTAAAAGACCCGGCTCAACCGCTCCGCGTATATGTCGTTCGGCTCCTTATGCCGCCGCACCAGATACTCGACGGCACACTCCCGCATCTGTTCGCCGCCCACATACAGGTCCCTGTACTTCTTCCACATCGCCCTCTTGGCCACATACTCGGGATGCTCCCTGTCGATGTTCAACATTTCGTCCTCAAATCAGCCGCTCCGTGTGCTCACCCATCCCGGGCATCGGTCTGCACTCCTGCCACAATAAATAGCCGAGTGCATCGGATAAATGCGTCCTCCGCCTGTCTTTCTCCTTATCAATGGCGTTGCTGTCCGCCTTATAGGAAACCTGCTCGAAGTCCTTAATCAGCTCTTTGCACTTAGGATCCACCCACAATCGGATCTCCCCTGCCGCCGTCCGCAATTTCGAATTAGCCAGCATGACCCGGTCCCGTACGCTGGGATTCGCCTTAGGCACTCTGTATTCCACCCGCCCTCCATAGCTCGCGCGAAAATAGTCCCGCACAATCTGATAGTCCGAAGCCCCCGTAGTGTGCTGGCTGTTCCCTGAGGCGTCGCCGTAAACCACCACTCCGGCGCGATGATTCGGAAAGCGCTTCGCGAATTCTCCGCAGGCCTCCTCGGTGGTCGAGTGCCGTATCGAGATTTCGTCCAGCACGAATACGTTGGCGCCTTCCATCTGCACAATCACCGACGACATAGGATCCACATTGAAATCCAGCGCCCATAGCAAAGGGCGGTTCCCATTGACTTGGAGACTCCTGATGTGGTCGCTACGGCTGAAGGCCGTGTAAACCAATCCGCCCTGCAAGCTCAAATACTGGCCCAGCACCTCTTGCTGGTAGAGATTCTCGTCGTAGCTCTTCCTCAGGCGTTCGTAGAAATCCGGCACCTTGTCGAGCACGAAAGTGTTTTCAAACGCCTTGGCGATTATCGTGTCGTAGCCTTCCACGTGGCCCGAGATGAATCTTTCGTAAACCCAGTCGTATCCTTTCGGCGTCCATGCCGCGATTCCGCACAGTTTCGTGGCTAGCGGATCCCGCAGGCGGCCTTCCAGGCGCAGCCACGCTGGTTCCGGCGAATAAGTCAGCTCATCCAGCCCGAACCACGCCAGGTTGGTGCCCCGCAGCCGCTCGTAGTCGTCCACCGGCCTGAAGAGTATTCGTGAGTTGGTGTCTTTCATCCGCAGCGCGTTCTCCGCCTTGTTATAGTCGTACGGAATACCTTGCTGATCCAGAATCTCGAACAGTGTAGTCTGTGTGGCTTCCCGCAGCATGGGATAAGTCGGCGCGCCAAGCAAACCGTGCCTTCCCGCATTGACATAACTGAGCTTGATAGCCTCCTGGCAAAGGGCCTGACTCTTACCGCTCCCAATCGGCCCGGAGAAGCCTTTGAAGCGCGCCGTACTCTGGTGAAATGCCAACTGTGAAGGGAGCGGCTCGTAAACTATGCCTTGGGTAACACAGCTGTCTCGAATGAGTCTACCCATTGGACCCTGACTTCGCGCGGCAATTCTGGCGTCAGTTCCTTTTCCATTTGCAGCAATCGAACCAGGTCCGCTACCGTCCCCTTCAGTTCAGGCGAGTGCAGCTTGTATTCGAGGGCCGCAATCGCCTCTCGGATAAGGTTTACTTTGTCGTCTTGCGTTTCTGCCATAGCCCTCGATTCGACTCGCCCCGTGGATCGTCATTACCCGATCTGAGACTAACATCGGGTCTGCCGCCGCGAGTTGCGAATTTAGGCTAAGTAAAAGAAAAGGAACGTGCAGAAGTTCTAGCTCGGCGTGTGACTGGCTCCGCCGCCCGCCATATAGTAATGTACCGCCGGCGTCACCACCAGCGATAACACCATTG